CTTGTTTCTGTTCATCGGTATTACCTCTCCCAGAGCGTATAACCTGAAGCCATACTGAGCTGGGCTTTCAGTTCGTCATAACTCCTTTTGAGTCTGTCGGCATCTGCCGGATTCATACCGAAGTCACCATGCATATTGCAAAAGATTTCGACCGCAAGGAGAACCATGTCGTTGCTGATCACAGCATCTTCGCCATCAACTCCTGCAATGCCGAGATCGATCATAGCGGCATTTATCAAGCCTAAAATATAGGAATCCCGATCGTCTTCAGTAATTCCAAGAGCATCTTTAACTTTATATAATGTATAGTCCATGCGGCCTCCTTCTAGTGAAAAGAGGCAGAGTTTTACCCCTGCCTCTGATCAGTTTGCTTAGGCAATGTAAGCAGCTGCCTTGTTGTGTCTCAGTGTGCCCTGAGCACGGAGGTAACCGGATACAATGACCTTGTGAGCCTTGATGTCTCTGTCGGATTCGATCATGACATCCTGTACCATGTTCAGAACGAACTTCTTCGGGTCGAGAATGGTAACGCCTGTGGCAGCGTTGTCCAGTTTTACAGTGCAGCCCAGTGTAGCAGCGATGTTGAACGGAGAACCCTGAGCGATTGCACCGACGATCTCAAAGTAAGAAGTAGACGGTGCATAGATAACCGGAGTGCCTGCGCCTGTAGCCAGAGCCAGAGCAGCCTTAATGTCAGCAAACAGATCTGATGTAGCTGTGACTTTCTGGCCATTACCAGCATCTGCAAGAACCTGAGCAAATACATCCTTTGCCAGTGCCTCACCGAGTTCAGCTGCGATTTCTTCAGCCAGATAGTCTTCCAGAGCACCCTGGGACATCTTTGCTTCTGCATATGTCAGCTGGACATACTTCTCATAGTCGTAACCATACAGGACGACCTTGACGAAGGTGTTTGCTTCTTCTGCCGGAGTAGCAGCACTGTCGAGCTTCTTAGTTGTGCGAACAGCAATGGCTGTGTGCTTTGTGACTTCCATAGCAACGCCAGAGCGAACTGTGGCAATATCAGCCAGGATCGGATGTGCTGTGTGGATGTTGTCCCAGATCTTTTCATCCAGGGTCTTCGGGATAGCGATAGCATCGCCATCACCCGGAGCAGTAGAGTCGACAACGATTGCACGCTGTTCCGGTGTAGCATAGTCGCCGATTACGGCGTAGAAAGCATCTCTGTATTCCGGTGTATCCGGTGTGAATTTTCTTTCTTCCATTTTCTTTTCCTCTCTGTGGGTTTCAACCACTGTGCCAATGTCTCCATCAACCACCTGCTGCTGAAGGGCACGGTATTCTGCGAACTGTTCTGCCTTTCTGTCTTCTGTCTCTTCGACGGCTTCGGCAGTCTCCGCACTGCGCTCTTCTGTTTCGGCAGTCTCTTCCGGGACTTCGGCTGTTTCCTCCTGTTCAGTCCTCTCCTCAACTGGTTCCAGTGCCTCGGTCTCTTCCATAGGTCTCTCCGCCTTGAGTTTTTCAATCTCTCCGTTGAAATACTCCAGAGCTCTGGCATGAAGTTCAGTTGTCGGATTCGCCGGGAAGGATACCGGCGAAACATCATACAGCTTACCGATCCGCTCGATGACACGTGTGCGACTGTCCTTGTCGAAGTGGTCACCGCCTTCCGGAACGGTAAAGCAGAATGACATCTGAGGATAGTTTCCGGCTTTGATCTCGTCGTACAACGCTCTAGAGTTCGCTGTGCGGCTCAGATCAGCCTCTGTATGCAGACCATGTTCATCAGTATTGACGAGCAATGTTCCTGCCGATGTACGGGCATATACAGCCCCAGCGTGGTCAATTCTCAAGACCACATCCGACATATCGCATTCATCAAATGCTGTCGGTTCGATGCGTTCGAAGTATTTTTCACCTTCGATTTCACACATCTCATAAGGTTCGAACGTGGAAGCATAACCTTCCACTCTGTACTCTGCTGATTCTTCTGAACGGATCTCTGCAAAGTTACGGTATTCTCTTTCATTCATCTTCGTTTCCATGTTCTTCTCCTACCATATAAAACTCGCCTCTGATTGGGGCGTGCTGTCCCTGTGAATCCGGCAGAGGCGGATAGTTAAACAGTGCTCTCGCTTCGTCGATCAGAATCATTCCACGATCGCCCAGTTCTTTCGCCATGCTGATCTTTTGAGATACCGGCATATACTGGAGCCGGTTGGCTGTAACGTACACTGTGGAGCCGTGTGACTGCTCAGACGGAGTGAATAACATCTTGGTTAATACTTCACTCAGCTGAATGCTGAACGGCTCGATTGCGCCGTTAAAGAAGGCATCCATTGAATCGCCCAGGGCTGAATTCTGCAGAACATCTTCATTCACTCCGAAGTAATTGAACACATTCGTCTGGATCAGCTTCTGCTGTTCAGCATCAACGGTGAACGGCTGCGAATTAATCTGCTGAATGTTCTGGTAAGTGTTCGGAAACAGCAGGAATCCGTCTTTGTTGCCTCTGATGCCGTTCTTCGAGAAGCGTTTACGCTCTTTTTCAAGATCTTCAGACTTCGTGAAGTTCGAAGCCTGTGCCATAAAGCGGAAACTGGCAGATGACTGCACCGCTTCGGAAATGCCCTGCTTCTGAATGTTCAGCAAGTCCATCGTGTCGTTCAGTGCTTTGTTCTCTTCTCCGAATAGATCGTTTTTATACTGGAACTTTGTCAGAATTCCGATCCGGCTCAGTTCTTCCGCAGTGGACTGACCATAATCGAAATAGAACCGAACCCACGGCGTGCCTCGGACATCCAACAGATCCCAGTATTCTGTGTACACAGTTGTGATTCCTGTGACATCGCCGAGATCGTCATATACCGGCAGTAGGAAAGCCGTGTTTTTCATGTCCAGGATAGTGTTCAGCCTGTATAGCATCTGACTCCAGGTCTGGAAATCATTCGGTCTTTTACTTAGTTTTGTCTGCAGCTTTGGTTTGGCAGCTCCGTCGATCCGGACATCCATCTTGCTTATGTGTCTCGATCTGGCATCTATCGCCGCACGAACCAGTTCCGATTCGTATAGTTCACCATCCCATGTCCTGAACACCGGAGTGTAACCATTCAGTAGTTTGAAGTAGCCGCCCGGCTGAATCACTTCGTGTTTTTTGGGAAACAGTTTATCCAGCAGTCCCATTTTTTCACCTCTCATTCATCAGCTGGCCGCTGATCTCATTCCAATATTTTTGCCGCACTGTGAAGGCATCCAGAAGACTGGCCACGCCGTCGATGTGGTCATGCGGCGACAATTTCACCAGTTTGCCACGGCCTCTTTCAACGGACATCTTCACTGCCGAGTTCAGCAGATGGATCTTCAGCAGATCGTTGTCGCCGATGCAGATCTTTCCATCCTTCAGAAGTCCTTCAACTTCCTGGATGACCGGATACAAGTTTTCGCCCTGGAAAACATCGTCCATATGGAATCCATAGGCTTTCATATCCTGGACAAGATACTGAGCAGAATAACGGTCGTACCCTATCTGCAGTGGGTATATCTCATAATCGCTGATCAGACTGGTGAACCAGTTTTCAGCGTCCTTGTAATCTATAAAGTTTTCGCCGGATGGCTGCAGGAGACCACGCTGAATAAACGCTTGGTACGGAATACCATCACGCTCCGTGGCTTCATCAATCCTTTCAGCCGGCAGGAAGAACTTGGCGAATACATACAACTTGTCTTTCTTCTGAATGACCACTGTACAGGCCGTCAAGTCCCTTGTCTGCGACAAGTCTATGCCGCCAATACAATAGGAGCCTCGGAAATCTTCGAGGCGTAGCGGCTCTCCGCAGGCCTTCTCGACGGTCTGCGCATCGAGCCATGCCAAGGAGGAATTCTGTTTGATGTTGCAATACTTGGTAAGGAACTCCGCTTTCTTACTTAGAGAACCTTCAGCGATGGCTATCTCTTCGATCAGATAGTCCACCGAAATAGAAACACCGAGATTCGGATTGCTCTTCGCCAGTTCGTTGATATCGTTCCAGTTGTTTATGTCGTCGATGACATACAGCAGAGGAAACAGTCTCTTTTCTTTCGAATCACCCTTCAGGAAACGTGTAGATCGTTTGAAGAGTTCATCGTAGATCGAGTCATTGACATATCCGGATGTGGTGCAAGCGATCAGAAACGATTCGGATCTGGCACCCATGCCGGACTTAAGAACTTCGTACTGCTTCAGACCGGAATCGCCTTCCCAGGATGAAACTTCATCGGCGATAGTGAGCGAAGGATTGAAACCATCACTCTTTTTCGCCGAGAATGCAATCTTCTTAACTGTGGAATTAAGGGAAGCGATGTACAGATCTGTCTGCCGATGCTTCTCAAGACCACTGTCATCGACCTTGCCGTGTGATTCCTTCCGGAGTGCATCTATCTCTGCCTTCCGTTCTTGATAATCCGGATCTATCAGCACCATGTTCCAGATGCTGTCATACACAAGAGAAGCCTGATCGAGTTTCGGCGCAATGTTGTAAACTCTGGTGCCGAAGCCGCCTGTCTTCCAGATGTACTTCGCTATACATGCGGCCAGCAGTGTCTTGCCGTTCTTACGACCGATGACCAGGAAGAACTCACGGAACTGTCGTTTGCCCTTCTGATCGGTGATGCCGAACATGACAGAAAGAAAAGCCTTCTGCCACAGTTCCAGCTTTATGCGTTTGGTAGCCAGATCGCCCTCTGTGTGGTAACAGTTCTTCTCGATCCAGTTGATAGCATGATTGGCTCGCTTCGGAACATACAGGATTTCTTTATGTTCAAGACCATTCACCACATATTCATAGGCCTGCATCACGTATTCACCGACTACAATGCTGCCGTCCTTGATTTGTTGGTAATAGTCCAGAATATAATTCCTCACTTTGCTCTCCTTCGCTTTAGCCATAGTTTTTCTTAGTTAGTCCGCTTCGCTCGGGGAAAATCGGGAATCATACTCTGCCCACCGGTCTTCTAAGGGCACGTATTAAAAACGGCCTCCGGGGGCTACTTTCGGCAAGAAACGTGACCGAATTCATCCACTGTGTACCGTTTTTCTTTTGCACCATGCCTTGCTTTATGACATTCACGGCACAAACTAATTAAATTTTCCTCGTTAAGCGTAATGCTTGGGTCAGTTATGTTCTCAGGCTGCAAAGGTATGATGTGATGTACTTCTTCAGCCGGTGTTATCACGCCACGCTGCAAACAATCCTGGCACAACCATTGATCCCTGCGCATGACATAGTCACGAACATGCTGCCATCGCTGAGACTTATAAAAGAACTTAGCCCATTCTTTCACGCTGCCTTATCCTTTCTGCATACCATAATTGGAATGCATCACACGATGCTACCTTCTCTGTCCTGTCACATATCGCACAGCAATCAACACATGGACAAGTAGACAGATCGGACAGATGCCGAAGGTGTTCGTGAAGTTCTTCTTCTGTCATCCAGCTGATATCGATCACATCATTATCCATGCCAGTCTCCATTCATAAGGCTGCCCAAACCAGAAAGGATTTCAAGCCTGTGCGCATATCTAAATTAAGGGTAGGCAATATGTGGACAGCCTATGGCGCACACGAAAAAAGGTGAGCCAACCTTACTCACCTTTTTCACCAATACTATTATATTCGTCAGAACCGTTACATTCCGTTACACTTTTGTGTTCACTGAAATATCTGTAGACTCTTTGCTTCGCTGACTCCGTTCCGTAATAGCCGAGCACGTGTCTGGTCGTTGTCTCCCATGACATTCCATCGATGTAGTGACAGATGATGATTCGTCTCAGTTCCGATGCCTTCTCGTTCGGAGGCTCGGCATACAGCCAGTCCAGGATTTCATCCACCTCGTTAGCCAGTTCACACTGCAGCAGAGCGATCTTGTCGTCTATCTGTTGGATCCGTGCGACTGCGGAAGCTGTAGGATCTGAAGGAGTAGATCCGTGTGGCATCCCGGTCAGCGCTGGAGATCTGACCGGACGATACCATTGCAGCTTCATCTGCTCCAGGTCGTCTATTTCATTTTGAATGTGTCTTACCTTTCTTAGCCTAGCAATGGTAATTTCTGCCATCGTTCCTTCTTTCTATTCCCCTTATACCATTTAATTCAGAACAGTTCCATCTGCTTTGTCGGATGAACTTTCCGCTTCAGCAGTTTGTCTAGCACCAGTAGCATGACTGGCTTTGGAATATCATTGTATCCGCTAGAGTACAGATATTCTCTTGCACGTTCGTTTGCCCATGCGTGTACACA